CACTTCCAGAAGGAACAATAGCGTATTGGACTGATTCTCTAATTGACGTTGTAAATGGAATTGTACCAGAAGGGTATACAGAAGTTAACTTAGCACCAAGCATAACACTTACACCGTACAACGTACCAGAAGGGAGCGTTGTAGGAGATTTATTAGCAGGAAATAAAATATATGCAGGAAAAAGCATACAGGTAGGAGACAAAGTATTTATAGAAAATACTACATCAAATACAGGGATAATAAGAATCAATAACGGAACAGAAGACATAATAAAAATTGGAGAACAGGTTCTCCCCAACGGTAACGATGGAATGCTTATGAAAGGTGGTGTAGTGATTGAGGACCAAGACGGACAATTTAAATTAGATTTAGATAATGGGTTCTTTCAGTTTGATACAATGATTTCCAGTGGGCGCTATCCGGCAATAATATCAAAATGGAATAATAAAATAGGCGGATTGTTTGTGGGAGGATATATGTACATGACGAGATTACTCGAAGGACCACGTATAACGTACCCAGGTTTGTACCCACCTTATTTTAAGGGCAAGGTTTATAGCTTTGACCTTGATGCTGACACTTTTGGGTGGGTTATAGGAAAGTTTGCATTAACAAAAATTATAGAGTTGTTGGGGACTTCCGACCTATCTATAGCAATTAGGGTTCTCGAGGGTAGTGGTGGCGGGGTTATAAATCTATTGCCTCTTGATAAATCGAATAAGCCTATATCAAGTCAACAACAGAGTTTTTCCGCTGGTTCAAGCATAGTGTTTAATTTTAATGCTAACAATGTTGAACTTTTAAAATTATTTATCACTAACGGTACAACATCTGACATAGATGTTGTATGGTATATAACAGATTAATAATGACATAAGAAACAAGGAGGGATTTATATGGTCTTTTCCACACAAAAACCAGCGAGGATAATGATTTTAAGGCGTGTTTCATAAGGTAAGATGTGTAATTATATATCCGAATAGGTAAAACCTATCATAACGGCGAAATATGGCGCTCTTCGTGAGCGCTTTTTTCACACCGAAAGGGGGCTTTAAATGAACGTTGCAACGTATGAGTTCGAAAGCGAGTACGTGGATATCTTACCGCTTGGAGATTTGCATTTAGGTTCAGAAGACAGTCAGTATCAAAAAGCAGTGGAAACTATACAAGCTTTTCCAAATGCAAAGTTAATCTTACTTGGTGACCTTATAGACAACGCAATTGCGGAAAGTCTTGGAGATGTATACTCTCAAACTACAAATCCACATGGTGCATTACAGGAAGTTATACATTTACTCAGCACAAACAAAAATCGGATTCTTGGAGTAATAGGTGGAAATCATGAAAGACGCACATGGAGAAAGGTTGGAATAGACCCAATTCGGCTTTTCTGCGAAGAATTACAAATTCCATATGCAGATGATTTATTGGTTTTGGATATTGGGATTAAAGGTAAATCTTCTTTTAGAGGTAGTAAGCGAAGAACTCATTATGCAATTGCCTGCCATCATGGGAGTAGTGGAGGACGGTTTCCAGAAAAGAGCATGAGACAACATAGGTATTTTCAGAGTATGGTAAGCAACGTCGATATTTATATTACAGGACACACACACGTGCCACAGGCAAGTATGACTGCAATTTATGAATATGACCCACGCAATAAACGTATATCAACCCGCAATATGCAACATATTACTATACCAGCTTGGACGCAGGAAAAATACGCAAGACAAAAGATTTTACCCCCGAGCCCTGCAACAGTCTTGATCTTGAGATTGTACGCATCAAAAGAGAAGAAACACGAAGTGTTTATGAAGTCGAGGTGAGAAGTATGAAAAAGGTTTGGGTCTTTCTAAAAAAATTCTGGTGGCTTTTGTTAGCAATATTTGCTTTTATATTAGGACTTTTCTTTTCTAAAGGAAAGAAAAACCCTGATGTTTCCTTATTAGAAGAACAAAGACAAGAGCTTAAGAAGGAACAAGAAGAGCTAAAAAAAGAACAAGAAAAGCTCGAAAGGGAGGCGGAGGAAATTGAAAAAAAGCGTTATTTTAATGATCCTGTTGATGCTGCTAATTATATCAACAATGAACTTCGCAAACGAAAATGAATATAAATTTATCCAGCAAGATAAAGATGGTAAATTTTACTTAACGGAACAAGCCGTAATCGATTTAGCTAATTATATCAAACAACTGCAAGATTTAAATGCAAACTATTTAAAACAAATAGAAAATCTTAAAGCACAAATTAGTAATTTAGAAAAACAAATTTTAAATCTTGAACAACAGGTAAAAACTTTGGAAGAAGAAAATAAAAAATTACAGCAAGAATTAACAATTGAAAAAACTAAACAAATTGTGTGGACGGTTGTTGCAACAATTGCAATTGGTTCAACTATTTATATCTTTGTCAAGTAAGAAGGGAGGGACCGTTATGAATAAGTTATCCAGCAGAAAATTATGGCTTGCGTTGGTTTTGATGGCATTATTCACGTTCCTTATAGTCATAGGAAAAATTGGCGAAGAAAATTACATCAATGCAATGTTGTGGCTTTATGGCGTTTATTCTGGTGCTAATGTTTTAACAAAATTCACTTTTAAAAATAAAACAGAAAGTAGTGATAACAATGACTGACCCAAATGTTAAATTAGCACAACACGACGAACAAATAAAGTCTATTAAAGACGACATACAAGACATAAAAGATTCTATTAAAGAAATAAACAATAAGCTCAACGGTTATTTAGATAAAAAAATTGAAGTCAAAGTAAGGACAATGGATACATTTTTTGAGCAAACAATAAACAAGACAATAGACAGAAGGATGGGAAAATGGATGATAGGCTTTGCTTTGTCTGTAATTGCCACATGGATAGTTGGAATGCTTACAGGAAAGTATTGGTGGTGATAATATGCGAAATGTTCTAGAAGAAATAGCAGAAGAAGTTTGCAAAGAATTAAATTTAGATCCTATATTAGTTAAAGCAATAATTTCTACAGAAAGCGATTGGGAACCAAAAGCAGATAGTGGCATTGCAAGAGGTTTAATGGGTGTTTCTAAAATAGCTTTAGAAGACATTAACAACCGTTACAAATTAAATTACACCTACGAGGATATGTATAAACCTAAGCCAAATATAGTTGTTGGTTGCTTATATTTAAAATGGCTTTTAAATTACTTTAAAACACGTTATCCTTTAAATCCTTTTTATTTAATTTACGCATTAATGGCTTATAATTGGGGAATTGGCAACGTTAGAAGATGGTTAGAAGAAGTGCCGTTTGATAATAGCAAGATAGACGAATCGGTAGAACAAGAAACAAAAAACTATCTTACAAACATTATCAAGTGGTATAAGTACTTTTGCAACGACAAATAACCCCTCTCTAAATAAACAAAACATTAGCCCCCTATAAAAGGGGGCATTTTTTGGTCTGCCTTAATTTACATAGTTGTAACGTGCTTAAAGTATCATAATTGGACTAGTCCACGAAGAATATAATTTCTTCTTGCTGGTTTGTGTTTATTTTTTGACAACCTTTGTTGCACTTTAATAAATAAATCTTCATCAATAATTGCAATTTCTGGAGCTTCAACTTCAATAATTTCATTAAATGGATTGAACTTTCCCTTACCTCTGCGTTTATTAAAAATAATTTTACCAATGTATTTAGGGTTTTTGAGAATATCACGAACAGATTCAACGTTAAATTTCTGGCTCCTTCTAGGTTTATATCCATTATCATTCAGCCATCTAGCAATAGCTAAAAGAGTTTCACCTTTTGCAGCCATTTCAAACATCTTTCTTACTGCTTTGGCTTCATTTTCTTCAATGGCATATTTACTTTTTCCCTTTTCATCTTTTACAAATTTTAAACCAAAAGGAGGGTATCCTCCATGTACATAACCATCTTTCACAGTCTGTATAAGCCCCCTCATACTGTCCCGAGCTAGTTTTCTAGAATAATATTCAGCCATTCCTTCATATAGTGATTCGATAATTACACCTTCTGGAGAATCAGGAATATGCTCGGTGACAGAAATAAGTTCAATTCCAAGCTTACGGAATTGTTCTTTATAGTTTCTAGAAATTGTTCTATCTCTGGCAAGTCTTGCAAATTCCCAAACAATAACAGTTTCAAATTTTCCCAACTTTGCATCTGCAAGTAGTTGTTGTAATCCTGGCCGACGTGAAGAAAAGCCTGATATTGCTCTATCTTCATATCGGGCTACTATAATGTAATTATTCCGTTTTGCAAACTCCTCAATACGCGAAAATTGTGCTTCAATTGAGATATCTTGTTGCTGAGTCGAGGAATATCTTGCATATGCTGCGGCACGTTTCATTTTAACGCTCCTGAGGTTTTGTTTTTTTTACGGTAAGTCTCAATTAGATTTATTAGAGGCATTATTATAGGTTTGTTTCCGGATTGAGAAGTAAAAGATATGATAAGACTTCTCACAATCATTAATAAATTAGCAACTCCGCTTGTTGAACATAAATGTACAAATTTTTCATCAGTTAATGTTTTATCTGCGGTAAATATGCCTGAAATAGAACAATTAATCTTTAATGGTACTTTTCTACCTGCCTTACCTTTTAATTGCAATTTTAAATCAATACGTGCAAAATTCTTTTCATCATCATTCCTAGAAGCTTTTTCTAACTTTCCAATTTTGGGTTCTATAGTAATTAAATAATCGATATTTTCATTATTTTCCAAAGAAACTTTATATTCAAAATTGGTAATCCTATAATCCACGAACTCAAGGCTACTTTTTACAGCATTAAAATTCATGCGGAAAGTTCCTCCTCCCAAATCTTGTCATCGGGATTAATCTTATAGTTTTTGACTGATTCTAAAATATTATCATTTACCTTTATTTTAAATTTCTCTTCCTTTGGAGTCAAATCATTTATTTTTATTTCTGCATCAAGTGCTTTTAAAACTTTAAAAAGAAATTTCAAAGTTGGGTTAGTGCTCATACTTTCTAATCTTGAAATTGCACTTTGTTTAGTTCCAAGTTTTTTGGCAAGCTCTTTTTGCGTAATTCCTTTTTTCATCCTTAATTTAACAATCTGTGTTACAAGATTGATGAGAAAATTTTCAAATTCTTCTTCTTCGTCCGCTGCTCTTAATCTAAATCTTTCTAACTCATCATTTTCTATAAGTTCTTTTAATGTTTTTCTATTCAAAAATTCTTGTGAGTTTTTCATATCCAATCACACTCCCTTTTTAAAATTTCTAATTTGTTGCGAGCCGATTCTAATCGTTTCGCTTCGCGTTCTGTTTTATATTCTGCATCAAGAATTAATATATTATCATTGTCAGGATAAATTGTAAAATAAACTCTAAAGACACCTTTTTTACTTTGTTTTGGTACTCTAAGTTCATAAAAATTATCATCTAATTCAACAAATGTTTTGTTTTTATGCGGATAACTTGTTTCTTCCTTTATTTTGTTGTAAACATAAGTAGCTCCTATTTCATTCATTAGATTGAGTTCAATTTTAAGTTTTTTATGATGATTTTTGTTTATTCTTCTAAAATCTTCTTCAATAAGATCTCTAAGTTTTTTGGATTTTTGTTCATTATCATCAGGGTAATATCTTATATGTTCCATAAACCCTCCTAATTTATTATATAACATATATGTTATATTTATGGCGTTTTTTCATAACATTAACAGTTTCTTTACTCATTCTTTACATACACTCCTTTAGACAAACTCGTACGCGTTTATAGAATGCGGTGGATAAATTTCTACTTTTCAAACTTTGCTAATTTCATTCTTAACTTGTAATGTTCATGCTCTAATTGTTTTAACTTTCTTTCATTGTTGGTCTTAGACATTTTTTCTTCTAATTTAATAAGTTTCTTTTTAAGCTTACCATATATGCGCGAACGTCCCCAACGTATAAATAAGAAACCGACTATAATTTCTATAACTCCAATTACAACACCAATTATGGTAAATAAATATAACAATCCTTGAATAACCATAATTACACCAAAAAATCTTGGAAAAATTAATGCAAACATTAAAGGAATTAAAGCTGAAAATAGCAATGTAGTTAAAGATAAACCAGCAATTAATGCTGAAATGTCACTCATGTTATCCCCCCCCTTGAAATGATTTAACTACTTGGAAAGAATCGAAGGAGTTTCTAAAAGGATCTTTAAAATCTCAAATTCCTTTGTTTTTCTGTATTCTTCTCTAACAGTTTTATCTCGAATATCGCTTAACGTTAATAAATCTTCTTTTTGCTTGTTATTAACTAAATGAGAAAGATAAAAATAATGAGTAGCAGCAATGTAATTGCGTTTGTGTAAATAAATAACTCCTCGATTAAAATAAATATAAGATTTTACAACAAAAGCACTCGAATTCATTTCGGTTAAATATTTTAAATTAGCAAACAAAAAATTATTAATATCTTCATAGTAATTGAAAAACCCCATTGATTCTAAAAAAACACCTAAGTTATTCATATATAAAAAATATATCCAGTTAATTGAATTTGAATCAGTTAGTCTAAAAGCATTAGTGACACTTTCATAGTAAGGCAAATAAATAAAAACTGCTTCTTTTACATTATGTGTTAAATCAAATTTATTCCAACCTTCTTTAATTGCCAAATAAAAATCACTTGACAAGCCAAAAAAACCTTCTGTAACTTTTTGTTCTACATCGTTTTCGACAATTAACTTACTTAAATACTGTCCAGTTTTGCCAAATACAAACTGAGATCGAGAATAGTATATATTTTCTGAATAAGATAATATAGATTTTAATTCTTCTGAAGAAATAGTTAATTCACCAAATAAGCTAAGTGAGAAAATCAAAACACTTATGAAAATCAGTAATTTATAACTTGACTTCATACCTCCACCCCCCGTTATTTCAAAACTTTTTTTGGTGGTTTACTCATAATTTCTTTAACTACACCATGGATGATAAATCTATCATCTGGTTCAACTATTATTGGCAAATATACAGGATTCTCAGAGAGTAGCATAACTTTATTATCTTCTTTGATATACCATTTCACGTAAATCCAACCATCGTAAGTACAAACAATCATATCTCCGTTAAACGCATGAGGTTGTTTCTTGACAAACAAAACAGAACCATCTGGAGCAACGGGCTGCATACTATCCCCTACAACTCTAACGGCAAAATCTACATCTTTGCTAATGGCCGTTACTTCACCAATAACATAAATATCATCTGGAAAAGCACCATTGCCAGCAGAAACAGGAGCTGAATATAAAGGCACAGTTTTAAATTCAACATCAACAAATTCAACCTCTGATTGTCCAGGCTTATCAGTGAGAAAGTAATCAACTGTAACACCGAAATAATCTGCGAGCAGTTTCAATACATCTATTGATGGAATAGCTCGACCTGTTTCATAATGAGAGATTGATTGCCTTGAAATATTTAATTTTTTTGCTAATTCTTCTTGCTTAATTCCTTTTTGAAGTCTTAATTTTTTTATTTTTTCTCCTATACTCATCTTATTCACCTCTAGTGCTATTATAACTATCATTACAAAAAAAAGAGCATGAAGATAGAAATTGTATTTTAGAAACATAATCTTAATAAAAAAGATACTTATAATTTACATAAAGATATTGACATTTGCATTTTGAGTATGATATTATTATGTTGTAGATGATAATTATATTAGCATTAGATTTTAAATGATGATAATTAAATTAGCGGTCTTTGAAAAGTGAATATTTATGTAAGTAAATAGGGAGGTGAAATTTTGGCTTTGACAGAACTTAGGCAAAGAAAAGGGTTTACTCAATTGCAACTTGCTAAAAAAATAGGAGTTACTAGACAAATAATCTCGCACTACGAAACAGGTCGTGCAAAACCATCGTTAGATGTTGCAGTAAAGCTTGCAAAAGTGTTGGGAGTTAGCATCGAGGAAATATACGAAGCACTTCCCAAAAAAGAGGGGGGCGGAAAAATGAAAAATTTTATTATGTATTGATTTTTTAAAAAAATGAAAGTTTTAAACAATCCCGCTTTAAAAACAAAAAAATAAAGGGGGCAAAATTATGAGTAAACTTTACGAGGATTTCTTAAGAAGTTTGGACGAAGAGATAGAAAAAAGCTCTCCGGAATACCGGGAGCAGGTAAAGAAACTTTTCTTCCAAACATGGAAGCAAACTTTTCCAAAAGAGCATTAAGAAAAGTTAGCGTGGAGGTGAGAATATGAGAATTTCCACAACCAAAATGACGTATGAAGAATGGAAAGCTCAGCGTAGAAAAGGAATTGGGGGTTCAGATGCTGCAGCTGCTTTAGGACTTAACAGATGGAAGAGCCCTTTAAGGTTGTATTTAGAAAAAATTGGAGAAATTGAAAGTAATGTAGATACAGAAGCAGCATATTGGGGAAATATCCTGGAGGACATAGTTGCAAAAGAATTTGAAAAGAGAACAGGTAAAAAAACACAAAGAGTTAATGCTATTCTAATCCATCCAGATCATGAATGGATGATAGCTAACATAGACAGAAAAGTTGTAGGTGAAAGTGCGATCCTGGAATGTAAAACTACTTCTACCTGGAATAAAGATGAATGGAAAGATGATGAAATCCCACAAGAATATATTATCCAGCTTCAACACTATCTGGCAGTTACGGGATATGAAAAAGCATACATTGCAGTTCTAATAGGTGGAAATAAGTTTGTCTGGAAAGAGTTGGGAAGAGACGAAGAACTTATCAACATGATCATTGAAGGAGAACAGAGATTCTGGGAAATGGTTGGAAACAGGACACCACCAGAACTTGATGGCAGCCAAGATGCTAATGCGATTCTGGAATATCTCTATCCGAAGGCAGAGGAAGGAACTTCCATAGAACTTCCAGCATATGAATCGCTTGTAGATGAAATTGTATCACTCAATAAGCAAATAAAACAACTTGAGGAATTAAAAGCGGAAAAAGAAAACAAACTGAAAGAAGCAATAGGAGAGCATGAAACAGCTATTGTTGGAAAGTACAAAATCACCTGGAAAAATATCACGTCCAATAGATTTGATAGTAGAACCTTTAAGAAAGAATATCCAGATTTATATGCGAAATTTGTTAAAACATCAACTTATAGAAGATTTTCAATTAAAGAAGAATAGGAGGGGTTAATATGGCAAATGTTAACGAGGTTAAAAATAAGCTTGCTAAAAAAGAAGGGGCCAAGACTCCGAATCCCAAGTCCAATACAATTCGCACTCTTCTAGAACGGATGAAACCCGAACTTGCGAAGGTGCTCCCCAAACACCTCGAAC